TGTAAGAGCTGCCACGATAAGAAGACGCTGACAGAGGACATCAACCCGACCTACACCTACTGACACCCCCGCCGGGGCCGGGGTCACTTCTCTACAGTGAAGTCACACGGAGACCGGTGCGCCCTTTTCTGTGAAAAACCGCAAAATTCATAGGCCGGGGGTCAGAGGAATAACGGCGCAAAATGAAACAGGAAAATGTACAGGCATCGGAGCTTCGGTTCCGGTGCCATTCTTTTTCCCCGAAATGAACCAAAGTGTGTGAAACCTCTCGTAAACAGGGAGCTTTCGCACATTTTAGCTTGTTCCGGGAGGAGCAGGGGCGAGCGGGAATCGGCCGCCGCAACAACGATCCAACCTGGCGGGGCAGTGCCGATTTCCACTTCGCCGCTTTTCGTATGAATTATGAGATTTTTCTAAGAAACCGCCGAAGAAACGGCGAAAAATGAGAGTGAGGTGAGGGCAGATGGAAGATTACACGGCTGAGATGATCAGGGACATGGCTTTTTCTTTCTGCCCTCAGTGCGGTACGGCAATCGTACCAAATCATAAAGGCAGACCCCGGAAGTTCTGCTCTCCGGAATGCCGGTCACGGTGGAACAACACCCATCCAAAGCCGGAGAACTGGAAGACCGTGCGGTCGAAGATCTGCCCGGTGTGCGGCGGGGAGTTTTCCTACCGGCACCAGTATGGTCTGGAACGGAAATATTGCAGCCGTGCCTGTGCAAACAAAGGACGCTGGAAGGAGGGCGATGCAAATGGAAGAACCGCTGAACATAGAACGTGATGTGGTAAAGAACGGTGTCCGGCTGGACTGTGTGTTTGAGGGCTATGAGTACCGCCCGGAGAGAGAAGAAGTCCGAAGCCAGCGGCTTGCCGGGTTTGAGTGTTCAGAGATCGCAGAAGACACAGGGTTTTCTTTGGAACAGGTCACGGATTACTGCCGGGAACTGGGGTTGCCGGAAACAGGGAGCTGCCAGTTACAGCCGCCGGATGGGTCGGGGGAACGGCGCTGCCCGGTGTGCGGACGGATTCTCGTGCAGAGAGGGAACAGTGGTCGGAGACGGTTCTGTTCTCCTGATTGCCGGGAGGAATATTACAGGCAGCATAAGTCTTTCCGGATCGCGGTCTGTAAAAACTGTGGAAGGGAGTTCCATGCCGTAGATGAAGGAAAACGGCAGCGGAAGTTCTGCAGTCTGAATTGTTATTGGGATTATCGATACGGGATGAAGGGAGTGGATGAGGATGAGTAAGATTATCGTTGTGTTTCCGATGTTCAACACCGGGGGTATCTGTGTACATGCGATTGACGATGCGGAAGATAAGGTGCTGGCATCTGTGAACGGGGAAAACCCGGAATGGTGCGAGATGGCTGAACAGCCGCAGGAAGATGGCGAGGAGATGGAGTCGGGCTTTGTGTTCGGCTCCTTTTTCGTGCCGTTCTCCGGGGTCATGCGCGTGTGAATCTGAACGAGGAGGAGCTTACATGAAAGCAACCGCTGAACTGAAAATGCTGCCGGTTTCCGTACTCAAGCCGGCCGCATACAATCCCCGGAAAAAGCTGAAGCCGGGGGACAAGGAGTACGAAAAAATCAAGAACTCCATTACGGAGTTCGGGTTCGCTGATCCGCTGGTGGTCAATGCCGATATGACGATCATCGGCGGCCACCAGCGTCTGACCGTTGCGATGGAGCTGGGCTACACTGAAGTGCCTTGTGCGGTGGTGGACATCGACAAGACCAGAGAGAAAGCCCTGAACATTGCGCTCAATAAGATCACGGGTGCATGGGATGATTCCCTGCTGGCTGACCTGTTGAAAGATATCGAAGATTCCAACTTCGACCTTGGCAAGACGGGCTTTGACCCGCCTGAGATCGAGACGCTGTTCAACAAGGTACACAGCAAAGAAGTCAAGGAAGATGACTTCGATGTGGAATCCGAGCTAAAGCAGCCATGCTTCTCCAAAGAGGGCGACCTCTGGCATCTGGGAAAGCACAGCGTTCTGTGCGGCGATTCCACCAAAGCAGAATGCTACGACACCTTGATGGATGGCACCAAAGCCAACCTTGTGCTTTCGGACCCGCCTTACAATGTAGACGTGGAAGAAACGGCCGGCAAGATCCTGAACGACAACATGGGCGATTCGGAATTCTACCAGTTCCTGCTGGCAGCGTTTCAGCAGATGCACGAGCATCTGGCCGATGACGGCTCTATCTACATTTTCCATGCAGACACCGAGGGGCTGAACTTCCGAAAGGCATTCAAGGATGCAGGGTTCTACCTGTCCGGGTGCTGTATCTGGAAGAAGAATGCTCTGGTGCTGGGCCGCAGTCCTTACCAGTGGCAGCACGAGCCGTGCCTCTACGGTTGGAAACAGAAGGGCAAGCACCAGTGGTATTCCGACCGGAAGCAGACGACTATTTGGGAGTATGACCGGCCGAAGTCCAACAAGGACCATCCGACCATGAAGCCCATCGGCCTGATGAGTTATCCCATCCGCAACTCGACCATGACCAACGGCATCGTTCTCGACCCGTTCCTCGGCAGCGGCTCGACGCTGATTGCCTGTGAGAAAACCGACCGTGTGTGCCGGGGTATTGAGCTGGACCCGAAGTTCGTGGATGTTATCGTGAAGCGGTACATCGAACACAGCGAGGGTCACTACGATGATGTGTATGTTATCCGGGATGGTCAGAAGCTGAAGTTCGAGGAAGTAGCAACCTTTGAGCCGGAAAGCGAGGACGCCGATGCCTGATGTGAAATGCGTTCTCATCCATGACAACTTCCAGAACTTCAAGTCCTACAACATCCCCAAGGCGCAGCTGGTGATTGCAGACATTCCGTACAACATCGGTACGGATTTCTACGCCAGCCGGCCGGACTGGTATGTAGATGGCGACAACAAAAATGGGGAGAGCAGTAAGGCGAGGAAGGCAGCGTTCAATACCGACTTCACTTTCAATATCGCAGAGTATTTCCACTTCTGCAACCGCCTGCTGAAGAAAGAACCCGGCACGGGTGAAAAAGATGCGCCGTGCATGATCGTGTTCTGTGCGTTCCAGCAAATCCCGAAAGTAATCACCGAAGCCGAGAAATACGGCTTCAAGAATTATATCCCTCTGGTGTTCTGCAAGAACTACAGTCCGCAGGTGCTCAAAGCCAATATGAAGATCGTGGGCGCAACGGAGTACGCGCTGGTGCTGTACCGGGGCAAGCTCCCGAAGTTCCGCAATCTCGGTGAGGACGGTAAGTCCCACATGATCTTCAACTGGTTTGACTGGAAGAGAGATGGGAAGGAGTATCCGAAGATCCATCCCTCCCAGAAACCAATCTCCGTGATGAAGCGCCTGATCGAGACTTTCACTGACCCCGGCGATGTGGTCATTGACCCGTGCGCTGGTAGCGGCTCGACCCTTCGTGCAGCACGAGAGCTGGGGCGCAACAGCTATGGATTTGAAGTATCCAGAGATTTTTACCAGAAAGCCAAGGAGCAGATGCTCGGAGAGGAGGATGGCGGATGAACACAGAACAGAATAAGCCTTTGACCCTCGGCAGCCTCTTCGATGGCTCCGGGGGTTTTCCTTTGGGCGGTCTTTTGACCGGGCAGATCACTTCGCTGTGGAGCAGTGAAATCGAGCCGTTTGCCATCCGGGTCACGACCAAGCGTCTGCCGTGGGTGAAGCATTACGGTGATGTGTCTGCTATCAGCGGTGCAGACCTGCCGCCCGTGGACATCATCACTTTTGGTTCACCCTGTCAGGATATGTCCATCGCCGGTAAGAGGGACGGTCTGGATGGTTCACGGTCCAGCCTGTTTTACGAAGCAATCCGAATCGTGAAGGAAATGAGGTGTAAGACCAATGGAGAAAAACCAAGATTTATCGTCTGGGAGAATGTGCCAGGGGCCTTCTCCTCAAACAAAGGACAGGACTTCAAAGCAGTCCTCGAAGCCGTCATCGGTGTTAAAGAACCGGCCGCCACGGTGCCTGCGCCTGAGAAGAAAGGATGGCCCGACGCCGATTACTATGTGGGAGACGGATGGAGCGTCGCGTATCGAGTTCTTGATGCACAATGGTGGGGCGTTCCCCAAAGAAGAAAACGCATCTACCTTGTCGCAGATTTTGCAGACCAGAGTGCCCCAAAGGTACTATTTGAGTCCGAAGGCATGTCTCGGTATTCTGCGGAGGGCTTCCGTGCGTGGCAAAGAGCTGCCGCCGGTGCTGAAGGCAGCATTGGAGAGGCAGGCTGCTGTGGATTCGACGGATACAACGGATGCCTGACAGGAAATGTATCCTCGACCATCGGTGAAAACTGCGGGATGTCTACAGGCCGAAATAGTGTGGTGGTCCTGAACGACCAGGGCGGCACACAGATGGATGTTTCCGAAGATGTGACCGGGACCCTTCGGACGCAGGAGCATGGGCATCAGCCTTGTGTTCTGGAAGCAGCCGGCTTCTGTACCGAGCATTCGGCAAATGCCAGAAGCATCGGGTATGAGGAAGAACGGTCGCCAACCCTCCGGGCTAGGGTCGTGCCTGCCGCCATCGCATTGGAAAATCATCCAGCGGATAGCCGAGTGAAGATTTCCGAGGATGGCAAGGTGCAGATACTGACAAGTCGGTGTGGGACAGGAGGCGGCAATGTCCCAATGGTCATGGATACAGTTGAGAACTCCCCGGCAGTCACATTGAAGATCCGTTCTGGGTGTGAGGGCGGCGGCAAGGGAGCCATCTGGCAGGAAGAAAAGTCTGCTACTCTTGGCTGTAACAATGACCAGACGCTATTCGTTCCCAAGTGCTATGGTGTCTGCTCGAAAGCCAGCCATTCCATGATGTCCGACAATCCGCACAGTGGATTCTATGAAGCCGAAACTTCCCGGACGCTGGACCGCAGCGGCGGTGACCCGACGTGCAATCAAGGTGGGCTGTGTATCTGTGAACCTGTTGTCTGCGTGGATCAGGGCGGTGGTAAGTCGAACTGCACAGTGGATGAACGGGTGGCACCACCCCTTGCCTGTACCCACGGTGGCGCACCGGCTGTTGCCTTTACCCAGAACCAGCGGGATGAAGTCCGGAATCTAGGGGATAAGTCAGCGGCACTAGCAGCAGAGCCGGGGATGAAGCAGCAGACCTTTGTGGCACAGCCGGAAGATGTGACGGCTTTCCATGTAAACCAGCGCAATGAGCTGATCGACCTGCATGGTAAGTCCGGTGCGCTTATGGCAACCCGGAGCGACCAGATGCAGACCTTCGTCCTGCAGGGCAACATGATCGGCCGCAAGGACGAGAATGGTCCGCAGGGAGATGGCGTCAATGAGGATGTATGCTTTACCTTGGATGCGACAGACCGACACGCAGTCTGCACACCGGAAGATGTGTATGCCATGACCACCGGCTCCTTTATGAGAATAGAGGAAAATGTATCTCCGACCCTGATGGCAAGGGATTACAAAGACCCGGCCACCATCGCACCGGTGCCGCATCTGAACGAGGGTGTTATGGGAACGGTGGCAACCGGAGCACATCCAAGCGGTTTTAACGGGCAGGACGCTTTTAATGACCGGCTGGTCATTGACAACCCGGAAGTACAGCCTGCACCTGTGACCTACACCGTCCGCCGCCTGACACCGACAGAGTGTGCCAGACTGCAAGGCTTCCCAGACTGGTGGTGCAGAAACCTTGGAACGGAAAATCCGACTGAGGAGGAGCTTGCATTCTGGGCAGATGTGTTTGAAACGCACCGTAAGATCGTGACACACGCGAAAAAGCCGAAGACGGAGAAGCAGATCCGTAAATGGCTCACTGACCCTTATACGGATTCGGCGGAATACCGTATCTGGGGCAACGGCATTTGCTTGGCAAACGCATTTTTTGTTCTGGCCGGCATCGCATGGTGCGCAGGACTGGAAGAATAAACTGGCCCGCTATATTACTAGGTAGGACAACTACCCGATGATATGGTGGGCTTACATATTGGTTCCATTTACACAACAGGTTTTGCAGTCCATTGTGTAAATGGTCGAACATGAAGAATATCGGAAAATGGCCTTGCTATTTGCTCGGTTTAGAGCGATATATGTGCTACCGAAAAGAACATCGGGATGCACAAAAACAAAAGAACAAGCAAAAGGAGCGATGAATTATGTTGAAATTTGAACTGAACGTAGCCGAGCGCAAGACCCTCGCAAAACGCATGGAGGACCTGACGGGCATCCACCCTTACTACACCAAAGCACCGCTGTACTCCTACGACATCGGCAACTACACCATCGACCGGGATGGCAACCTGCTGGTCGAACCGGAGAATGCGGATGCCGAACTGCTGACGACCCTGCTGAATGAGGGTTTGATCCGCGGCGGTGAGAGCATCGAGGATGCGGATGCACAGAACCAGCCGGAGAACACAGAGCTGACTGTGGATGAGGAGCCTGTGACCGAAGCGGAAGCAGAGGAAGTGGAAGCCGAAGAAGCAGAACAGCAGACCGATGCAGAGCAGGAGATTCTGGATGAGCAGGAAGCCGATGATGTGGATACCACAGAACCGGAGGAGTCTTCGGAAACCGAAGCCGGGGAAGCACAGGAATCGGATGATATGGCAGCGGATGGTACAGCAGAGGATGCGCCGGAAGAAGAGCCGGAGAATGAAGAACCGCAGGAAGCAGAAGATCAGACGGATGAAGTTCCTCTGGATTTGGAGCTTTCCTTCCCGGTCAGCCAGCACAACGGCGTGACTCTCCGCAACCTGGTCAACCTTCTCTACAGCCGCGGTAAGCTCATCGGAAAAGCGACTGGCGGACACTTCCATGTGGATGAAGGGCTGGTCGAAAAGCTGAAGGATGACAGCTGCACCTTTGCCATTATGAACTTCATCAATGCGGTCAGCAATTATGAAGCCGAGCATGGTGTGGCACTGGAAGGTCTGAGAATTACCACCGAAAAGGTCACCTTTACCGGCTTCCCGACTGCACCGGACCACGATCACCTGACGGCTTTCGCACAGCTGGCCGTCCTGATGAACCAGCAGGCCATCAGCCAGAAGCGCATCCAGGCAAAGGCTGTCAATGATGAGAATGAGAAGTACGCACTCCGCACTTGGCTCCTGCGGCTGGGCATGAACGGTCCGGACTTCAAGGAGACCCGTAAGATTCTCATGGAGAGACTTTCCGGTCATGCGGCTTTCCGCACGGATGAGGAAGCACAGAAGTTCCTTGCAAGGGAAAAGGCAAAGCGGGATGCCCTGAAAGCCGCGAAACAGGCGGTACAGGAGGGCGGTTCCTCCGCTGGGGAAACGGTCGAGCAGGATGCAACCCAGCCGACACAGCCCGACTGTGGGGCAGACACGGCGCAGATGATGGAGGCGGGAGCGTAAGCTCCCAAGCCCCAATGGGGGCCGGAAAATATGCGAGACCCTCTTCCATTGTACCGATATTAACTCGATAAATGTACATTATCAAGCGGATAAACCGCAGAAATGTACACGATCTTTCATCCTCATATTTGTCGAATATATGTTCTTTTATGGCCTTGATAAATGCGAGAAACAGCGGCATATATACAGTGCCGCCAGACAAGAGCGGAAAAGAAAGGAGTGCGAAATTTTATGAAAAATAAGATGAAAAGAAAGAAATACTACATCGCTTACGGCAATAGCCTGTCTGTAGGACAGATGATGCAGAGGTGTCCGGGGGCACAGATCGTGGGGCAAGCGGTGCTTGTGGGCTGGGAGCTTTTATTCCGGGGGTGCGCAACCATCGCACCGAATCCGAAGAAAAACACACCGGCTCTGGTGTGGAAAATTTCGGAGAGGGATGAGAGGTGTCTCGATGCCTACGAGGGCTTTCCGCACAACTTCCGCAAGGAATACTTGAGCATTGAACTGCTTCGTGAGGGTGCAGAACCGGAAATTGTGACTGCGATGACTTACATCATGGAGAAAGACTTCGGGTGCTGTGCGCCGAGTCCGTATTACTACAAAATCCTGAAAGACGGCTACAAGGCATTCCACTTCCCAATGCATATCCTCGAAGATGCGCTGAAGAAATGTAGGAGCGGAGAGGCCGGTCGGCAGATGAGCAAGGAGGGACAGAGATGAGTTGCCCTGATAGAAAGACAGTTGAACGCCTCCGGGCAGAATACCCGGTGGGATGCCGCATTGTCCTCGATGAGATGGATGACAAACAGGCTCCGAAAATCGGAACGCAGGGAACCTGCATGGGAGTCGATGATGCCGGAAGCATTATGGTGTCGCGGGACAGCGGCGGCAGCTTGAATGTTGCCTACGGCGCGGACAGTTGCCACCGTGTGGCTTCGGAGGGAGAAATCAAGGAATCCCTCGACCACCTCGGTAAAACGCGACAGACCGGCCCACGCTGCCCTAGGTGCGGAGCAAAGCCGGACTGTTACGATCATCAGCAGCAGGCACTCAGCAGGAGGGCAGACATCCAAGTTTGTAACCGCTGTGGAAACATCGAAGCGATGGAAGATTTCGCTGGAAACAAGAGTCTGCTGGCAGACTGGGCAATTGTGAAAGCGGGGTGGGTCGAATGAAAGTGCTTTTGATTAAGCCGATGGAACATCCGCAGGTGGTGGATATTGAGGATTCTCTGGATGAATTTTACCGCATCCTCGAATGTGACTGCATTACGGCAGCCTACCCTTGGGCAGACCGGGTCGCATTGGTGACGGATGACAATGGAGGATTCACCGAGAAGTCATTCAGCAGATACATCCCAGAACTGGAGCAGCCCATCAAGGGAAACTTCTTCCTTTGCGGACTGGGGGAGGAGAACTTCACAGAATTGCCGGAAAACCTCATCCGAAAATATACGGAACGCTTCTGGGGGCCGGAAGCATTCGTCAGTATGTTCGGTCAGATGAGCATCATCCGGATGGATGACGGAACAAAGCCAGAATAAGAAAAATAGCCCTCTCGGAAATCCGGGAGGGTTTGGTTTGAGCTGAAATGGGGCCTCGAAATAACGAGATCCCTCTTCCAGTTTACTGTATCTTAACTCTGGATAGCAACAATAGCAAGCAGAACCGCTGCCATAATGTACACAAACATCTGACAGTGGTTTTGTGTATCCGAACCAACGAAAGCGAAGGATACGAGGAACAGCCCCAGCTCATGCTGGGGAGTCCCTTTGGAAAATTTCTTTAGAAGAAATCCCTCATGCTCATGCCGACTTCGTTGAGCTGTTCCTCCATGCTGCGGTAGTGACATTCTTCCTCGGTTTCTTCTTCCTCAAGCTCCTCTGGGAAAGGGTCGTGCTTCCAGCCGCCTTTTCTGTATTCTTCTTCTCGGATGTCGTTGCGGTCGTAAATGTCCAGCTCATATTCTTCTTCAAGCTCTGCGATGCGTTCCTCGATGATGCTTTCAATTTCGGTAATGGTCTTTTTCATGGTCTGTATCCTCCGTTTTCGTTTGTTTTTCTTTGCTTTCGTTGTGTGTATAATGCCGCAGAAACACATATATAGCAAGCAAATTCGGAGGCATATATGTACCAAACATGGCATTGAATCCTTGTCGATAATATGAGGTTTTATGGCCTTGCTATTATCCGGCTCTGACGGTAATATAGGCACACCGAACCGGAAAGGAGAAATGAACATGGAACGGTATACCTACGAAATTGCCTTTACGCGGCTGGATGGCCAGCTCGATGGGGCGCAGCAGTTCACGGATGAGGCTTATGCAAGAGAACTCCTCCGGATTTTTGATGATCCAGACTGTGCAGAGTTCTACAGCCGCATCCAGCTGACCCGCCATGACAGGAAAACCGGTGCAGATGAAATTTTGGAAACCCTGAATTTTTGAGGAGGATATGAACATGGAAAAGAAATGGAACAAGACCCGCTTAAATGCGCTGGCGGCAGATTTTGACAATGTGGCATCCCGCTGCCAGATGGTGCAGGAGTTCGGAAATTACCCGGATGCCCTGTGGGGTGAAAATGAAAACGGGGAGAAAGTAATGCTCAGCATCTGCAAGGACGGAATCACCGCGCGTGTATTCCAGAAAAATCAATGGGTGCGCGTCAACGAGTATGATGCCAAAGGGTATATGACCGGCGAAACCTATGAGGGCCGTTGGGCAGAACTGCCGAAGGCTGCGGAGGCGGAATCAACAGAGGACTTGAAACTTTCAGATGAGCAGACTGCCCGGAACGATGAAGTCTACAACGCTGCCTATGATTTTTGCAAGATCATGGCAGAGGATGAGAACCTCGAATGGAATATGGAGATACTTGGACAGCTGGCAGATTTCGCCGCAGAGCTTCTGACCGGCCACGGCAGCAAGGTGCGGTACCCGTCTGTGGTGACCGAGCCGGATGGCAGGCAGCATATCGAGGAATTTTATGGGGTGGGAGATTAACACATCTGCCCGAATATCCGGCTGAATGATCGTGTACATTAGCCGCTTGCTATGATCCGCATAAGACGGTAACATACAGCTACCAAAACGAAAGGGGAACACGAATATGACTTACACGAAAATCAATCTTTATCTGGACAACGGAATCCCGGAGGCACTCAGCAACCTTTGGTATGGCACCGACAGTTCGGTGGTGGAAATTAGGGACGCCGTTGAGGATGCGAAAAACGGCGAGGATTTGCTGAACCGCATCCAGAAGATGAAGCTCCTGCGGAAGTTTACCCTCGACCGGGAAAATGAGAAGCGAGTGCGGCTGAAAGCCACCGACTTCTGCGGAAACATCAGCTACCTCGAAATCATCCGATAAGAACAAGACCGACAGGCGCAAGGGGCTGGAACCGACCAGCCTTTTGCTCGTGTCTGTCTTCCGAAAGATGGCATAAAAAGCACATAAATATGACGATTACGGGGCTGAATAATCGTGTAGTATAGCCGCTTGATAGTGTGCCAAGGTGACGGTAATATACAGTCACCGAAAGGGAAAACCACAGAACAACGTAAAATGGAGGACACGACAATGACGAAGAATGAAGAGCGGCTGAGCAAACTTTTTAATGAGCTGGTACCGGACATGGGCAAGGCAGACAGCCTCGCAGGGGAGCTGGTCAGAGCCATTAACCGAATCGGATACCGATTCTGCAACGATGGCGACATGGTTAACCAGGGATACGGCAAGGAAACCTGCAACGCTCCGGCTCGATTCCTGATGGCCAAGGGCAACCACGAAATTGCAGACCTGACGGTCGCCCTTTGGGAGATTTTCAGCGAGGATGCCTACGAAAAGGTGATGGACACCCTTGAGGGAGCAGTTGCCGACTACATCGAGCAGAACCCAGACCTCCGCAGCCAGCCGACCGAGGATATGTGGAGCTTCTTCGATGAGGAAGAGGACAAGGATGACAGCTGGATGGAAGAGGAAGAATACTACTAAACTAGAGAAATACACGGGGCTTGCCGGAAACGGTGGCCCTTTTCTTCTGCCATAATTACCACAAATCTGGTGCTGCGTCTTTGTGTAGTATGGCCGCTTGATAATGTGCCAAAGTGACGGTAATATGCACATACCGAAACGGAAAACGAAGAAAAACGGAGGAAACTACCATGAAGAAGAACATCACCAAGACCGAAGAAAAAGCCCTGCTGGAGATTGCCAAGCGTCTGATGGCATCGGTGGACAGCCGCGGCGACCTCGAAGAACACGGATGTGACAGCGAGGACTTCATTGAAGTGTCCGTCTGGAGCCTCAAGAAAACGCTGGAAGAAGCCTACCAGCTTGGCAAGGCAAAACGCTAAGCCCAGACAGCCCGACACAGCCCCACAGAGGGGCAGGTGTGGCGGCGTGGAATGCGCCGGGAGGGAGAAGCACATGGACGATATGATGATGGAGCTTATTGCGAAGATCTATGGTTATATGGACGATGCGGAAAAAGCCAGCTTTACGCTGGAGGCTGCCAAAGAGATGGTCGAAGACCAAATCCAAATTGATAAGGATCACGGTCGGAAACCGCTGGAGTACGACCCTGAACTTTTCTACGATACCATGCGAGTTTATCCGGCAGGATGCAGAGGACGAGGATTGACGTACATTCTGCCCGGTATTCCGGGCAGATGATCGTGTAGTATAGCCGCTTGCTATCCTCCGCACAGGACGGTAATATACAGTCACACCGAGAGGGAAAACCCTACGGAAAAACAAAAACACGGAGGATTTACCATGAAAAAGCACCTGATTAACTTCCCCGACAACGGCATCAGCATCGAGAGCTACTACGATCGGCTTAGCCCCTGCAACGACAGCATCATGCAGTTCGGCGACCGAGTCCTGGTTGCCAAGACGAACTGGAAAGGCAGCGTGGAGGCTGCGGTGTACGGTTTCGCAGAAGACCCCAAGGAAGGGCTTTCGGAGATTGAGTGCCGACTGGAACTTCTGAAGATTTCCGATGAAACCTACGCTGATGCCGGACACGCAATAGAGTGGTGCATTAAGAATGCACACTGAAAAATGGGCAGGGCTCCCGAACGGGGGCTTTTGCTCGTTGTGGTGAAAATACGCTGTGTCAGAAATACACATAAATCCGACAAATGCCGGCGCAGATAATCGTGCAGCATAGCCGCTTGCTATATCCCGGCAGCGACGGTAATATACAGTCATACCAAGGGGAACAGCCCCAAAGAAAGTAAAACACACGGAGGAAACAAACCATGATGAAGAAAGCCAAGACCTACCTTGCCAGCATTCAGACGGCTACCACTGAGCGTGAACTGACCGGCATCGAAATCAAGTTCAAGCAGGATGTGAGCATCGACTGGGATGACATCAGTAAACTTTGCAGGGCAGCAGATGACCGGAGGTACATCCTGCGAAATAAGGTGGACACCATCCAGCTCAAGGAAATCCTGTTCAAGAGGACAGGAGCCGAGATGGATGCCTATCACGACATGAGCCGCAAGCCGGAAAGCTGGTCGGCAGAGGAAATCGAGAAGCAGCGGATTCGCTTCTGTGCAGTCTGGCAGGTTATTGAAGAAGCGGAGCTGGTCGATGAGTACGAGGTTTGGAAAGCAACCAACTTCAATGCCTAACATCTAAAGGACATATGCCCCGAAAGGGGCTGTGCCTCGTATCCGATGTGTTTTATATAGATTACAAGGACTTCTTCGGAGGTTCTTTTCTTTTACCCATTTTTGAGGAGAGGAGGGGAAGCCAATGGCTACCAGAGGCAGAAAACCAAAGCCGACCGCTATGAAAGAACTGGAAGGCAATCCGGGCAAGCATCCGCTGAATACCAGCGAACCGAAGCCCAATAAGAAAGCACCGGCCTGTCCGAAGTGGCTGGAGCCGGAAGCGAAAAAAGAGTGGCGCAGACTTGCCAAGCAGATGGAAGCCATCGGCATCCTGACCGAAGTGGATATGGCAGCCTTCGCCGGTTACTGTCAGGCGTATGCCCGGTGGAAAGAGGCTGAGGAATTCATCACTCAGCACGGCACCATCGTCAAGACCCCGTCCGGATACTGGCAGCAAGTGCCGCAGGTGTCTATCGCACAGACTTATCTGAAAATCATGAATAAGTTCGCAGAGCAGTTCGGCCTGACCCCGTCCTCTCGAAGCAGGATCATTGCTTCGGATGGTGGCCCGGCGGATGCAAACGATGAGATGGAGAATTTGCTGGGAGGAGACGGCAGTTGATGGCAGAAACAAGACCAAAGAATTATCCGAAACTGAAAGATTACAAGCCCAGTCGGTTCATGCTCTCGACCTGTCACTACGATGTAGCTAAAGCAGACCGGGCGGTAACTTTCATTGAAAACCTGCGTCATACCAAAGGCAAATGGGCCGGGAAGCGGTTCTGGCTGCTTCCTTGGCAGGAGCAGATCATCCGGGATGTGTTTGGCATCGTGGATGAAAGAGGAAACCGTCAGTTCCGCACAGCGTATGTCGAAATCGGAAAGAAAAACGGCAAGTCCGAACTTGCCGCTGCGGTGGCTCTGTATCTGCTTTTTGCCGACAACGAACCCTCTGCGGAAGTCTATGGTGCTGCAGCAGACCGTCAACAGGCATCCATCGTTTTCGATGTTGCCCACCAGATGGTGCAGATGACCCCGGCACTGCTGAAGCGGTGCAAGATTATGGCAGCCACCAAGCGCATTGTGAACTACGGCAACGCAGGATTCTACCAAGTCCTGTCTGCTGAAGTTGGTACAAAGCATGGCTTGAATGTGTCCGGACTCGTTCTGGATGAAGTTCACGCCCAGCCCAACCGCAAGCTCTATGATGTTCTTACCAAAGGTTCCGGTGATGCCCGTGAACAGCCATTGTTCTTCCTGATCACCACGGCCGGCACGGACAAGGAAAGCATCTGCTACGAACTGCACATGAAAGCCCTTGATCTACTGGCCGGCCGCAAGATAGACCACACCTTTTACCCGGTGGTCTACGGTCTGACCGATGAGGATGACTGGCATGATGAAGCCAACTGGTATAAGGCAAATCCATCCCTCGGACAGACCATCCAGATCCAGCGTGTCCGGGATGCCTATCAGGAGGCTCTGGACAATCCGGCAGAGGAGAATGTATTCAAACAGCTTCGTCTGAATATGTGGGTGTCCTCGCTGACCCGGTTTATCCCGGAACACATCTACAACCTTGGCAACCAGCCAATCGATATGGAGGCCCTCAAAGGCCGTGACTGTTATGGAGGTCTGGACTTGTCCAGCACCGGAGACATCACGGCTTTTGTGTTGATTTTTCCACCGAGAGTTCCAGAAGAAAAGTACATCATGCTTCCGTTCTTCTGGATTCCGGAGGATACGATTCCACAGCGTGTGCGTAGAGCATCCGTTCCGTATGATATCTGGTATCAACAGGGCTACCTGATAGCGACCGAGGGCAATGTGATTCACTACGGCTTTATCGAAAAAGTCATCGAAGAACTGGGCAAGACCTATCACATTAAAGAAATCGCCTTTGACCGATGGGGAGCGGTGCAGATGACCCAGAACCTTGAAGGGATGGGCTTTACGGTCGTTCCTTTCGGCCAGGGATTCAAAGATATGAGCCCTCCCACCAAGGAGTTTTACAAGCTCCTGATGGAAGGACGAATCATCCACGGTGGCAACCCGGTTATGGCATGGATGGCCGGCAATGTGGTCGTGGACACCGACCCGGCGGGCAACATCAAGCCGACCAAGGCAAAGTCGCCGGAGAAGATTGATGGTATCGTCGCTGCGATCATGGCACTGGACCGCTGCATCCGGAACGAAGGACAGCAGCAGGGAAGCGTTTATGACGAACGTGACATGATCGTTTTTTGATATGAAAATTTGGAGGAAAAAGCTATGAAGTATCTGATGAGTGCAGAATGGTGGAAGGCAGCCGGCATCCGTGCTGCAAAGACGATGTTCCAGACCGGCGCGGCCCTGGTCGTAACACAGCTTCCCGGTGGAAGCGTGGACTGGGTGGCAATCGGCAGTGCCGCAATCGTGGCCGGCGTTGCTTCACTTGGCACCAGCCTTGCTGGTCTGCCGGAGCTGGAGAAGGGAGATAATGCCTGATGGGATTCTGGGAATGGATGGGATTTGAAAATCCAAGGGATTCTCCTAAAACAGAACAGCCGAAAGAGGGTCTGCCGCAGGTCACGGATAATGTCCGCGATTCCGGGCAGACCTTTGTGTTTGGCCGTTCCAATGCCGGGGAGCAGGTGGACGAGAAAGCCGCCATGCAGATCCCGACCGTGTATGCCTGTGTTCGTCTGCTGGCAGAGTCCATTGCGGCACTGCCACTGCATCTGTACCGGATGACCGATGATAACGGCAACAAGGAAAAGGCACGGGATCATCCGCTGTACAAGATTTTGTATCGGCAGCCAAACCCGGAAATGACATCCTTTGTCTTCTGGGAAACCCTGATGACCCACTTGCTCCTCTGGGGCAATGCCTATGCACAGATTGTCCGGGATGGTAAAAACACGGTGTTGGGTCTGTATCCGCTTTTGCCGGAGAATGTCGAGGTGGACCGTGATGAGAGCGGCGAACTCTACTATATCTACCACGCATACACGGATGAAGTTCCGGGAGAGCAGAACAAGGATATCTATTTTCGCCGGGATGAAATCTTTCATGTGCCGGGGTTGGGCTTCAATGGCCTAATCGGTTTCTCACCGATTGCCATGATGAAGAACTCTCTCGGCACTTCCATTGCGGTGGACAAGTACGGCTCTTCCTTTTTTAAGAATGGCGCACAGCCCAGCGGTGTGTTGGAACACCCCGGCGTCCTGAAAGACCCGAACCGTGTCCGGGATAACTGGGAAGCTGCCTACGGTGGTGCGGCCAATGCGCATCGTGTGGCAGTGCTGGAAGAGGGCATGGTCTACAAACCAATCTCCCTGCCGCCAGAGGACAGCCAGTTCCTTGAAACGAAGCAGTTCTCGGTGACGGAGATCTGCCGCATTTTCCGTGTGCCTCCGCATCTGGTAGCTGACCTGTCCAGAGCGACCTTTTCCAACATTGAATACCAGTCGCTGAACTTCGTGATGCACAGCTTGACTCCGTGGCTTGTCCGTATCGAGCAGGGCATCATCAAGGATTTGCTGCTGGAAGAGGAGCAGGATACCTACTTTCCCAAGTTTAATGTGGACGGATTACTCCGGGGCGACTACCAGAGTCGGATGAACGGCTATGCCACCGGCATCAGCAATGGCTTCCTCTCCCCGAACGATGTGCATCGGCTCGAAAACATGGACCTCATCCCGGCAGAGGAGGGCGGCGATGATTACTACCTGAACGGCGGCTATGTGAAGCTGAAAGATGCAGGTGTGGCGCAGCAGAATAAAGCGGCAGCAGTCCAGCAGAATCAGCCCAAGGAAACACAGACCGATCCGGAAGAAGAACCTGACAGCGATAACCGGCTGAGTGAGAGTAAGCCACGGAAAAATGGAAGGAGAACCCGATGAAGAAATTCTGGAACTGGATCAAAAACAGTGATGACACCAGAATCCTCCGGCTGGAAGGACCCATCGATGAGGAATCTTTCTGGGGCGATGAGATCACGCCGCAGATGTTCCGGGATGAGCTGGAATCCGGCGAGGGGGATGTGACCGTCTGGATCAACAGTCCGGGCGGAAATGTGTTCGCCGCCGCCGAGATCTATACCATGCTTAAGGATTACAAGGGCAGCATCACGGTCAAGATCGATGCGATTGCAGCTTCGGCGGCATCTGTTGTCGCAATGGCCGGTGATACTGTCCAGATGAGTCCTGTCGCCATGCTGATGATCCATGACCCCAGCACCGTTGCGATGGGCAACACCAAGGACATGGAGAAGGCCATCGAGGTGCTGGAGGAAGTCAAGGAGAGCATCATCAATGCTTACGCTGCAAAGAGCGGCCTGACCCATGCCCGCATTGCCAACCTCATGAGCAATGAGACTTGGATGAATGCGAAGAAGGCAGTGGAGCTGGGCTTTGCAGACGAGATCCTCTTTGCAAAGAAAGAGGACGAGCCGGACAGTGACCCGGCAGACCCGGAGAATCCTGATGATTCGGAGGAAAACCCAGACAGTAAACCGGGCGAGGACGGAGAAAAGCAGTCGCTCCAGATGGATGCGGCAGGGCACCTTTTCTCCAGTCGTCAGATGGATTTAATCGTCCTGAACCGTCTGGGTGTGAAGCCGGAAGCTGTGGGACAGAAGCACACCGCGCCTGAGAAGCCGCCTGCTGACCCGAAAC